CTGATGCTCAATGCGGCAGCCGCGGGCACCCTGCCAGCCGGGTGCGAACACGGCCATGTCAGCCTTTGCCAGAAATTCGATGCTGCGGGCCAGATAATCCAGCGGTTTTGCAGCGGGGCCGAAGTCGTCAAAGAATGTCTCCAGCGGCTCCACATCCTCGCCGATTTTCTTCTTTGCCCAGTGAATCAGACACGCACGGTCTTTCAAAACCTGTTCGTCCGTCCTGCCGTTCATAGGCTGGCTGATAAAGATTTTCTTGCTCATTGTGCTTTCCTTTCTGTTTTTGGGCATGAAAAAACCACGGTGCGGTTTGCATCGTGGTCAACGGTTATTGGTTTTGGGCCAGAGCTTTGAGATATTCACCATACAAGCGCTTCTGCTCTGCGCGTTCTGCATCAATCTCCGGCGTGGAAATCGTGGCGCGGCTTGGAACAGAGTGTGTCCTTTTGTACTCAGCAACAAGAGTCCTTTCGCGGCGAACGCTTTCTTTGGTCAACTCGTTTATCTGCTCAACTGTATAACTCATTTTCTGGCCTCCCTGCGGTAGCACTTCACGCCCAGTCTGCGGCACGTTTCGTCAATTATGACGTGCTGGATATTTTCTTCGTAGCTGCCGAAGTCATATCCTCTGGCCGTCATAATAGAGTTTCGTTCTTCCTGCACTGCTTCGCATACAGCTTCCCATTGTTCAAGCGTAATGCCGCTCGGCACAACAAATTGGTATCGGTATTTGTAATCTACCGCCTCCATGATAGCCGTGCCGTCGGAAAACGCTGCTGGAATGTCTGCATCCGTGCTGAAAGAATACTGCGTCGTATCAGGCGGATGGGTGTGGATGTTGTAGCTCCCTTTCAGTTTATCACCCAGATAGGAACAGTCAACCCCGCGCGGGTTATTGTCGGTCATAAAATGAACTTCGCCATCTTTGGTTATGACCATCATGTTCTCCACGGTGGAAGATGCGTACTGTTCGCAGAATGTGTTCTTCAGGGCTTCGACCTGTTCCGTTTCGGCGGGGTCAACCTTGCCAAGATACCGGTGAACGCTCTCTCCCTGCTGCCCTGCATCACCGCCGCTGCCGCGCATAGAGCTGAACACAGCCTGCGGGGTGGTCGCGCTCTGACGTGCCACCTTTGGTGCGGCAGCCTGTGAGCGTTTGGCAACATACAGACGGTCGTTCAGCGGCTTCAGGTCGTTTTCCCGGCAGAACTGGTTATAGTCCGTCGTGTGTTTTTGCAGCCTTGCCGCTGCTCTGGCTGCTTTGTCCTCCAGAGCCGCCCGCAGAGCGTCGTCTGTGGCGTTTTCGGATGCCGCCTGATAACCTGCCATCTCGACTTTATCGCGCCGGATTCGGGCTTCTTTCGCCCGCTGCTTCTGCGTGAGGTCATAGACCCTGCGGTTTTCTTCCTCGTCGAAGTTCTGGAAAGGGTTGTGGTTTGGATCGCCGGGGCCGAAGCTGTGACGGCAGTTGTAGCCGCCCAGCCCCTCGCCGGTGCCGTAGCCGGTCGCCTCGACAAAGAGCGGGAGGCCCGGCGTTCGCCCGGTGCGGCTGTACAGCTTGCCCTGCCACCAGAAGTGGTTGCCGGGGTTTTGCCCTCCGTCGCCGTACCGTGCGCCCCGATGGGCAGATGCGCGGATGATGTCCCAGTCGTGGTCTATCATGCCCTGCATGGTCATGTTACCAGTGGCCTGACTGATACCGGTGCGGACTGCCCGCAGCACGGCGGTCTCGATGGTGTCCCGGTGACCGGTGGGGTAGACAACGTGCGTCTGATGCTGCACAAGGTCGTCCACGGCTTCCTGCACTGCTGCGGTGTAGGATTGAGCGCCGGTGACGACCTTGAAGTGGGTCTCGTCCAGCACCTTGAAAAGCCGCTTCTGCGACGCGCTGGCCGTGGTGCGGGTGAAGTTGTGCGCCTCGCCCTGTGTGCGGGTGTAGGCATCTTGCAAGATGCGCACCATGCGGCTGGACAGAGCCAAAGGCTGCACATCATGACCGGCTGCTGCATAAACAGCGCAATCCGCAGCCCACGCCTTGACCGCTGCATCTTCAAAGATAGCCGCGATTTCGGCGTCAGACTGCTTCGTGAACAGCTTCAGTTTCTTTTGCAGTTCCTCCAGATGGCCGCCCGCCGCTTGGTATACCTCAACTTGCCACCGGTCTGTCCCAGACAGTACAGCGTCCTCTCCACGGCCCAGACGTGCCATGAAGCGCTGTATCATGTCCAGCGTTATCCACCGGTTGAGGTCGTCCAGCGCCGGATACAGCGTTTCCGCAAGCTCTGTGATTTGCTGCGGTGTCAGCATCGCGCCGCCTCCCTCCGGTTATTCCTCGTCAAACAGGCCCTTTTCCTTTTCGGCTGCTTTGGCCTCTGCGACCATATTCTTGGCCTCTTCTTCGCTCATGCCCTCGAACTTCGTGAAGTACAGCCAGAGCGGAATCCAGCCCTGCGAGGCGTAGTTCTTCCAGCTGGCCTTGTCCTCTTCGTAGTTATAGGTGATGTCGCCGAAGTTGTAGGTGGTTTCGTACTCGCCAATCGGTGCAGCGCCCAGCAGGGTTGTGAGAGCGTCTGCGCCTTTTATGGCCTGTTCGATGGCGCTGCGCAGAGCGTCGCGGTCTGCCTTGATGGTCTGGATGGTGTCTCGGTCGTCGCTTTCCACCTGCGTGGCCGTAATCATGCCGGTCTGGCCGTCCATGACAAAGACGCCCTCGCTGAAGCCGCATTTGACACCGGCCATAGACAGGTCGAAGTTGATGTCCTTGATGCGGGCATCGGTCAGCATGGTGGGGACGTGTTCGGTGATGGCCTTTCCGTCGTCGTTCACGCCAGCGCCCAGCGCCTTGATAAAGCGCGGCAGCTGCACGTTCCGGTTCTTGGCATACTGGATAGCTGTCTGACCAACAAACGTGATGTGCTTGCTGTCTGCAACCTCTCCGTTCTTTCTGCTGAGGGCCACGTCCAGCGCCTCCAGCTCCGGCAGCGCATTCGCAAAGGCAGACACGCCCAGCGGGGACGCCGGGTCGATGGTGTTTGCACCGGGCAGCCGGAAGAATGCAAACAGCGGAGCCTCCAGCTTGTCAATCTGGGTTTCCGGCTGCATCTCTGCCCACTCTTCAACCTCCGTCATCGGGATTTCAGCGCCAAGGGTATACTGGCCGTTGCTCATGGAACGGTTGAGAAACGCCTTGTTCGTAATCAGGTACAGGCCGTCTTTGAACCGGTGGTACTCCAGCCGGGTGTAATGGTCGAAGCCGTGCGTGATGTACTCAGCGAAGATTGCGCCCACGATGTTGCCGTTGCCGTCCTGTTTGGTAATACCAAACTCTCCCGGCAGGGCAAAATCCCAGCTAGAGCCGTTCCACTTGATGGCGATGCCGCCCATGCGCTCCGCGTCAGCTACCTTATCGGGTAGGCGCTTGATAAGGTCGTTGCAAATGGTCTGCAAGTAGTCCGCGCGAGGGGAGCCAGACAGTGCAACGTCGATATCCAGACACACCAGCCGGGCACGGTAGTCGCTGATATGCTTGCCCATGTTGTAGGTGCGGACGTCGTCGTCAAGGTTACGCCACGGCGGGCGCTCGGACGAAATGTTGTCCCACAGTTCCAGCGCTGCGTTCATTTCAGACGACTGCACCAGTTCCACGCCGAATGCCTTTCCAATGTCGGTGCGAATAAACATAGATCTTATCCTCCCCCATAGTCGGGAAATGAAACTCACAGCAGTTCACCCCCTTTCCGTCATACGATGTACTTCAGCTCTGCGCGGAGGGCCGTGCGGCAGAAGTAGCGTATCATATCCATGCTGTGGTCGAACTCTTTGATAACAGCGTCCTCGCCGGATTCTTCGTCCCACGAATACTGGTCAAATTCTTTGAAAGTCTCCTTGCAACTCTCATGGAAGAGCAGGAGGCCCATGTTCAGAAACTTCGTCACGTCCTGAATGCCGTTCAAAACGTCGTTGTCAGCCCTCACCACAAGCCATTCTGCATACTTTTCAATGGTTTCTATCATGGACGACGCCGAAGGGTCGATGATGATATACTCAATTTTGATGTCACCAATCAGCCTCTTCAGCAGCCTGTAATAGCCCTCGTTGTCAGTACGGTTTGCGCTGCCGCCGCGGTAGTACAGTTCGCGTATCATGATGGCCTTATGGCTTACCGGGTCGAAATCCCATAGGCCAGCAGCAAACGGATTGACCGTGCCGTAGTCGATGGAAACATAGTAGCGGTGGCGGGAGCTGTATGGAATCGCGCCTTTGACGACGTGCTTTTCCATCGAGAACATGGGATAGACAAGGCCCTCGGCCATTTTGCGCTGGCCCAGAATGTCGCGGGCATACCAGACGCTTTTCCGGTCATACGTTGACAGCACAGCCCGGAGCTGGTCGTCCGATATGCTCATATTGTCCGCGATGGTGAAATGGCCGTAGTTCAAGCCGTACTTCGGGTTCACTTTGAGCTTTTCTTCGTGGAAGTTCAAGACATCCTGATAGTACCAGTGAGCCTCGGCTTTCGGGTTCAGGTCGTGAAATATCTTTCGGTCGGGGCTGGACAGGGTACGGTCGAAAACCTCTTGGATGAAGATTTTGCTGCACTCGTTGGCCTCGGTGATGTAGGCCGTGCCGTAGGTGTTGCCCTTAATGAGCTTTTCATCGCCAGCCTTGCCGCCGCCGGAGATCAGCACGACCTTTTCACCGGTCGCCGTCTGGATATACAGGCAATCGCGGTTCTGGTATACGCCCTCCCGGCAGCGTCCCTCAAAGTAGTTTTTCAGGCCGAAGCCGTCACAGTCCAGAATATTCAGCCGCGCCGTGGCCGTGGACACGCCCGCAATCAGGTGTATTCTGCTTGGGTGCTTCTCCAGAATGGTGCAATACGCCATGGTGATAAGGACGTTCTTACCGCCACGTTTGCCGCCCTCTGCCACGTTGAACCAGTGGTCAAAGCAGTCCCAGAAGAAACGCA